ATATATTTTATTTGTTTGTATCCATCACGACTTGTTTTTACAAGAGCTCCTTTCTGGAGTTGTTCGATAGGTACATAGACTTCTTCACGATCCATTTGACAAAGGATTTGTGTCCCTTCTAGAAAACAAGGTATTACGGGGTAGAGATAATAAAAATCAGTTGTGTTATTTCCACCAAGAACATCGCCTACATTGTAGATTACATTCTGCGGTGAAGGACCTGTACTTGTTGATGCTAATCTCCAATGAGTATATCCAGATACTTCTAGTATCGTATAATTACCATAGTTGCCAATTGGATTTGTATTAGCCAAAGCATCAGCTTCACTTGGATAGTAAAATGTTACTGATAGTCCAACAGGTTGAGCAAATTCGTTCATAGGTCCAAGCAAAAGACGTGGTTCACTGCCCGTATTTTGTGTCTTATGGGAAAGACCTTCATTAAATATATATCCTGTATTTGCTGTAATAGGGTATTCCACGTCTCCAACAAAAAAGGAACCAGGTGTTGTAGTAAGATAGGCTAAATAGGTATTTGTAAATTTAGAAGCACCACTGTCTACATGTGGTACTGTATCCCCCTTGATCCATCGCATCGGAATTGTTTGTATGCCAGTAAGGTCTATGCCAAATTGTGCTTGAAGAACTGAGCGTAGCTCGGCACAGAGTGGAATGGAGAAACTCACCGTATTGGAAGATGTTGTATCTAGTGTTAGTTTTGCTGATACAACCTCTGGAACAAGAAGGGTTGATAGAAGAAGCTCGGGAGAAAATACATGTAATAGCTGTGTTGTCATTACTATATCTACATATCAGACCTTATAAAATATTTGTATAAATACCTACAAGGTAATTTACATGAGTGTAACCGAGTTTTTCAGCAGTTTCGGCGGCCATGCGGGCTCGGGTGCTTGTATTGCAGTAAAAGAGGATTCTTGCTTTCTTGTCTGGGAGTTGTTGTGGCAACTTTGCTGCGACTTCCTTGAGAGGAATGTGGATGGCAAGGGGAAAATGACCCAAGTTCCATTCAGCATCTGTACGCACATCGACTACATGATCAAATCGACCACGCTTCAACATATCTTTTGCTTCGTCAGGATACATGGCAAGCGGAGAAGATAAATTATAGTATAAGAAAGCTCCTGCTATGATAAGAAGTAATACGAGCAATATTACAAGCAATGTCTGTTTCCCTTTCATTTCTACTAAGGTATAAATGATTTATTATGTTATACTACGGTAGTCTTCTATGTTTTTATCCAATAATGTTCTGTATAATCTGTTTGTAGTAATGGGGATACAATATTACGTTTTGCTCTAAATTCATCTGTTGCTCGTTTTGCTCCTACCCAATGACCATAGTCATCTATTAGTATTACACCACCCACTACGACTTTATCGTATAATTTTTCCAAACATACCATAGTCGAATCATACCAATCGCCATCCAAACGAAGCACAGCAATTTCTTTAATTTCATTTTCAATTTCTGGAATATTCAATGTATCTACAAAGAACCCTTGTATTAGAAAGACATTTTTCGTATTTAGATTTAATGTACGAAATGTTTTATATACGTTTTCAATTCCACCTGATAAGTTATCTCCCACTTTACCAAACCCACTGTGTATATCTGATTTATTATACTCGCCTAAATCTTTCTCTGTTATGGAAGGCATCCCTTCGAAACTATCAAATCCATATACCTTATTATTTGTCCCTGCTGTATATGTCATCATTGCCAAACATCCACCTTTTGCCACACCACATTCTACAAATGAATACTTTGTATCTCTGAACTTTTCGCATTGTTTTTGTAGATTGAGTAGGCGTTCTCTGGAAACCATAGTGAACCCATTCGAAATGATTGTATCAAGTATAGTATTGCTCATTTCTTCTAAAGAGTTGGCAATCGGTGTTTATATCCTTGCAGTATGAAGATAGTTTTATCTAATTGTTTTACAAGTAGATAAAATAATATTCTATTCAATTATCTAGCAAGCAGATCCAACAAGCCAAATATATACAATATATATTGTATAATAAGCTTCTTAGTTGGAGAATGCAAGACCACCCATACCACTCATGATACGCAGAACGTTGTAGTTGGTAGCATAGACACGAACAGTGGAGCTGGTCAGGGCACCAACCGCGTTGGCGCTGATGGTCAGCAGCAGGGTGGTGTTATCGATACGAGACAAGTTGCAGGTACCGCTGGGCTGGTGCTGCTCAGGCTGGAGGGCAAAGCTGTATACGTTGATGCCAATGGCAGGGATGTTGGTGTGGTGCTGGTAAGGCTGGACCAAGTTGAAGTAGTCACCCTCACGAACAGTGAAACGATCGTGGCCGTTCAGCTGGATCAGGGCGGTTACAGTGGGGTTGTTACCGGCCATGCCCTCTACGCGAGTGACGGAGTAACCAGACTCCAGTACGGAGCGATCCCACCAGTCAGAGTAGTTAAAGGGCTGCTGTCCCTTCCAGGGGTTGATGACACTGTCATCGCAGCTGACGAAGGAGTCACGCTGTACAACCCAGATGAGCTCCTTGCAAGGGTGGTTGAAGTTGAGCTTGATCTTGTTGGAGGTAGAGGTGATAGACTCGCCACCAGTGAACTGCAGGGTCTCAATCAGGTACTCGTGAGCTACCTGGGCGAACTTACGACGCTCATCAGTATCGAGGTAGATGTAGTCAACATACAGGGAGGCAGCTACCAGGCCAGCATTGGAAACCCTGTCGCGGATGACGTGGGGGTTGCTGACGTTCTGGGGAGCATAGTCCCAGCACATGGAGTTGATGGTGTTGAACTCCAGGTTGATACGAACCTCGTGGTACTGCAGGGCAATCAGAGGCAGAGCCAGACCGGGGTGCCTGTTGAACCAGAAGATAAGAGGGATGTACAGGGTGTACTCAGGGGCGCACTTGGCAACCTCGTCAGAGGTGTTGGGTGCACCAGAGCCGCACGCAGCATCGCAGTCCTCACCACCCTGAACAAGGGTGTTCACTAGCTGAGGGACGTTACCAACCATCTTGGAGTAGCCAGCCTGCTTGCCAGGCTCCTGGGTGAGCTCATTCCAGATCTGGAGCCAGTCACCATAGTGCTTGTCAATGCGCTGACCACCAATCTCCAGCTCGACGGAGTTGATGAGGTTGTGGCCAGGCCAGTTGAGCCACCTGAACTGAGCACCAGAGCCATCGCTGGCCTGGAGGGTCACCTGAGGGAGGGTGGCCTGCAGGTACATGCGGAAGATCAAGTCACCATTACGCTGAATGGTGCAAGTGACCCTCTTGCCAAAGTTAGGAGCTCCGTTGAAGGGATTCTCAATGGACTCCATGGCAAAGTTAGTGTGACGCCTGTACACTACCTTGAAAAAGGTAATCTGGGGGTTACCAGTCAAATAAACATCTTGAGCACCATAGGCTACGAGCTGCATTAAACCACCACCTGTCATCTTTGTCTATACCCCATGCACAGAAAAAAAATTTGGAAAGGTGTAAAACGCAAATGGTAGAACACCGGGATTCGAATTGTCCTGTACTTCCCGCAAGAACCCTGTTACATATCTTCTTGCTTAAACACACTATATATACAATTGTAGCACTTATAGAATGTCGGGAAAGTCACAGGATGGATTCTTTAAGATTCGTCCAACAAAACGAAGTAATCCTGAAGAACGAACTACATTGGATGTAATTCATCAACATCAATTGAAAAAAATACAAAGTGAAACAGAAGAGGTTTCATTTTTACAAGAAGAATCAAAGGAATTGAAAGAACAAATTGAATCAACAACAGACGATTTATTACGCGGTCAGTTAGAAAATCAATATGTGCGTTTAGAGGAAGAATTGGCAGAAAAACAGAAAGATGGACGTCTTTACGACTATTTATTAGATACTGGAAATCTTCTCTTTGATTATTATGATATACAAGATAAAATATCCAAGGGAGCGATTGGGGCAATTTCTCAACGATCCAAACGAAAACCTGGTGATGTATTAAGTGCACTGGAAACTGCAGCAGCCATTGATACTGGAATCGAACAAAGCCAAGTATTTGAAAAAGCTTCGAAGCAGTCAGATAAAGGTCTGAGTCGTGACAGTTTACTGGAAAAATATTTGCTGAAAATTAATCCAGAATATGTGAAGAAATCAAATGAATTGGATGATATGTCTGGAGAGTGTGTAGAATGTGGAACTGATATGATGTTTAGTCAGAATGAGGCAATGCTGTATTGCCCAGAATGTGGTATGACTGAATTTATCTTAATTGATAGTGATCGCCCGTCCTATAAGGATCCTCCTCGCGAGTCTTCCTATTATGCGTATAAGCGTATCAATCACTTTAATGAACTGTTGGCGCAATTTCAGGCAAAAGGAAGTACTGAAATTCCTCAGGAGATTTTTGATATGATTACAGTTGAGCTGAAAAAACAGCGTATTACAGATATGAAAAATCTGAAATACAGACAAATGCGCGAAGTGTTGCGAAAACTCAAGTTAAATCGTCAATACGATCATATTCCTTATATTATAAGTCGATTGAATGGAAGTATTGCACCAGTCATGAATCGTGAGACGGAGGAAAAGCTACGTCATATGTTCAAGGAAATTCAGCCAAGTTTCCAGAAGCATTGTCCCAAAAATCGTCGAAATTTCTTGTCCTATTCGTATGTCTTGTACAAATTCTGTGAACTGTTGGAGCTTGATGAATTCTTGGCAAGTTTCCCTTTGCTGAAAAATCGTGACAAGTTGTATCAACAAAGTAAGGTTTGGCAAAGCATATGTGCTGAAATGGGATGGGAATTTATTAAAAGCATTTAATGGTTCTAAACCAGACTATCCAGAATATAAAAGATATGTCATCGTGGGGTTCCAAAGCTCCTAAACGAAGAATCCGATTAGGATATCATCAAGTAAAACCACTTGGAACATTTACCCAAAAAACACTTCCTGCAACAGTTGTTTCTGCTTATTATGAAATGCCTTCAAAATATTCTAAAGAAGAGTATCGTACGTGGATTCGTCTTTTTTTAGAACACTGTGAAGCTCATATTCTATTTTTTTGTGAAGAATCATTTAAACCATTTGTGGAAGTATGTAGATCCCATTTTCCAGATCGTACACATATTCAAATTCTAGACCGTTCTGAATGGATAGCAAATTCAGCATTTTCACAAACCTT